ACATGAGTGAAACTATTGAAAGTTTTATGGAGAATTATTTTACAACTAGTAGACGTCTTAGAAAAGAAAGAGAAGACAGAAAATAAAAATAAATGGAAAATAAGGAAAAAGACATATTTAAGCAAGCAGCCGAAAAGTCTATGGAAAAACTTATTAAAAACCAAGATGAATTACCTGATGCTAATAAAAAATTAAATGAATTAACACAAGCAAATTTAGCTGTAGATAGAACTGAAAATCCATTAGACTCTTCTTGGTTAAGGATTGAAAAAGCTATGACAGGTGATTTAGCTGATAGATTTTTAAAAGTAATGGAAACACTGCCTGATAAAGAATTTGTTAGAGTTTATTTAAAATCACTTGAATACTTTAAACCTAAGATAATTAGAGAAGAAAGAAATAAAGAAGAAGACAAAAATTTAACTATAGATGTTACTGTAATGAATATAAATGAAAACGGAGAAATAGTTGAATTAAATTTAAACGAAAAAACAAATACTTATGAATAAGTCAGAAAACAGAATACAACAAGAGTGTTATAACTGGTTTTGGAATAATCATCCTAATTATAGAAAATTACTTTTTGCTGTTCCTAACGGAGGAGCAAGGTCTTCTCAGGAAGGAAGGTTACTTAAATTAACAGGTGTAGTAGCTGGCGTAAGTGATTTGTTATTAATGATTAATGGCACAACTTATTGTTTTGAATTAAAAAACTTTTACGGCAAGCAAAGTAAAGCTCAAAAAGAATGGCAATCAATAGTTGAAAAAAACGGATTTCAATATTTTATAATTAGAAGCAAAGAAGTTTTTTCATCAATTGTAGATAAATTAATAATTGAAGAAGAAAGAAAGCAAAATGGAAAATAATTTTTTTACAAGACTAATACTTGGTTTAATTTTTTTACTAGAACCAGTTTTTAAATTTTTATCTTGGATAATTTGGATAATATCTAAAAAAGATACATTTGAGTTTTATAGTAAAATAAAAAATAAAATGATTTTAGAATTATTTAAGAAATGAATTTAAAAGTAACAAATACTTTTTTAAAAACAGCTACTGCTTTCTACGATGATGGATATAGGCAAATAGTTAGCATGGGCGGCTCAAGGTCAAGCAAAAGTTATTCTATACTACAAATGTTAATGCTTGAGTTAACGAGACAAAATAATTTAAAAATAACTGTATGGAGAGACACTAAAGTTACTTGTAGAGCAACAGTTTTAGAAGACTTTGAAAAAATAATAGCTTTTGATAGTGTTATACAATCAAAGTTTAAACAAAACAAACAAAACGGAAGTTTTACTTATATACCTACTAACTCTAGAATAATATTTGAAGGAGCAGATAATATAGGGAAAGTATTAGGCTCGTCTCAACATATTTCATTTTTTAACGAAATAACAGAATTTTCAAAAGAAGTTTATTTGCAAATAACACAAAGAACATCAGGTAAAGTAATATGTGATTATAATCCTTCTAAAGATTTTTTCCTTGAAAAATATAGATTAGATGATAGAACTAAATTTATACATTCTGATTTTAGAGATAATGCTTATTGTCCTAAAAACATTATAGAACAGCTTTTATCTTATGAGCCATGGGAGACGGGTAGCTATGAAGTAATTGATTCAGAAATTTATTATAAAGGCAAAACATTAAGTGAAACAAATAAACCTCCTATTAATGTTAAAAACGTTAAAAAAGGAACAGCTAGTGTTTATATGTGGCTTGTATATGGTTTAGGAATAGGCTCTGAAAAACCAAATAGAATATACAAAGGCTGGAAGCTTATTTCAAACAACGAATTTGAAGCGCTACCTTACGAGTCTTATTTTGGAGTTGATTTTGGAGCTAAAAATCCTACAGCTATAGTTGAAATAAAACACGATGGAGATGGAACGTTTTATATTAAAGAATTATTATATACTCCTTTAACAAATATTGAAGGTTCCTTGCAATCAGTAATACAAAGAGATGTAAAACAAATAAAAAAATTAAGCTCTATTCTTGTATGTGATTCAGCTAAAGAAATGTATATAACTATACTTAGAGAAGCAGGGTATAATGCAGTTAAAGCTTTAAAAGGTAATAATACGGTTTCGCCTGGCATAAGTCAAGTTCAAGCATGTAATATTTGTTTTGTAGGTTCTGAAAATATTAATAAGGAATATATTAATTATTCTTGGAAAGTAGATAGATATAATAAGTCTACAGATGAACCTGAAAAAAAAGATGACCACTTAATGGATGCTATAAGATATTGCTTAACATATTTAATTAGAAACTTAGGAATAGAAGTATAAAAAAAAATAAAAAAAATGTTTAAAAATGCTTTTTTAATTAATTTTTTATTGCTACATTTGCTTTAATTATGACAGATATACCGAGCTTTATAAATCCTATTTGGAATAGAAATGAAAATGGGGATTCATTTTACGATTTGACGTCATACAATGACTGGACAGATTCTATTTCTAACGATGAGATTTCGCAGAATCATCCGATATTAACGCCAGCTATATTATTTGTAGCTAAATTATTTTCTCAAGCAGAATTTAAAGTAAAAAACAAACGTTCTAATAAATATAGTAAAAATCATTGGTTATTAACTTTATTAGAAAATCCAAACGCTTATCAAACAGGTAGTGATTTTTTTGAAACATTAATGTTTAGCATGATTTCAAACGGAGTCGCAGTTGTTTATAAAAAAAGAATAACAGGTTTTGAAGATGAGATAAGTTCTTTATACGTTTTGAATTACAGTAAAATTAAATGGCCTGAAGGTTTAACATATAAATATCTTGCAACCACTGATGCAGATAAGTTTTTTAAAAACGAAGAAATTGTTTATGAAGAGCATGGTGAAAAAAAGTCAATTAAAATAAAAGACTTAATGTTTTTTTATGACTTACCAAATTGTTTAAACAAAAATCCATTTAAAGTTAAATCAAGATTAGACGGATTAAAACAAACTTTAATCAATACTAAAGATAGCTTAATAGCTAAAAATATAATTCTTAAATCAAACGGCAAAGAATTACTTACGCTAGATAAAGATAGTTTACATTTAAGTCCTGAAGAAAAGATAGGTGCTGAAAATTTAATAAATGTAAATTACGGTTTAAGTAAGACTAGAAAAAGAGGTTTAATAACTAAAGCTAGTTTAACATGGAAGTCATTACACATTGCTTTAAGAGATTTAGGATTAGATGAAAGCACTAAAGTCGACGGCAATATTGTTTATACAGCTTTACACATACCTAAAGATATATTATCATTAGAAGCTAAAAAAACAACTTATAACAACTTTAAGGAATCAATGGTTTCTTATATTCAAAATGAAATGCAAAGCAGTCTTAAAGCTGTTATAGCTACTTTTCAAAAAGAATTAAATAGCAGTGGTTATAGGTTAGAAGGTGATTATGAACACTTGCCTATCATGCAGTATATACTGAAAGAAAGGTATGAAGTGATATCGCTTAAAGCAAAAGCTTTGAATGATTTATTAAGAACAGGAGTGCCAAAAGAAGTAGCTTTAAGCATGTGCGGATTTGAAGAAACACTAAAATTAGGAGAAATTCAATATTTATTAAATTCCTCGCAAAATCAAAACAATGAACAACAACAAGAAACTAACTCAGGAGGAGAAGAAAATAATGAATAAAATCATTAAAAAAAAGAATAAACAAAAAGACGAAAGCGAAAAAATAACAAAACAATGATAATTAAAGGACTGCCTAAGTTTTCTACAGAAAAAGAATTTTTTAAATTTTTAGTTGAAAAAGAAGATTTAATATTTTCTCAAGCTAAAGCTCAAATTAAAGAAGCTGATGCAATGCCTTTTTTATCGCAACCATTAAAAGAAATTTTTTCAAATAAAAGCTACGAAGAAGAAACCGCTTTTTTAATGGATAAAGATGTTATTTATGTTAAACCAGTAATAAATACAACAGGAATACTAGATTCACATAAAGATGTTCATATTCCTTCTTTATGGAATAAATCATTAGAAGAAAATAAAAGAATAATTCATGTTCAAGAGCATAAGTCTCGTGAGTTTGATAAAATAATTTCAAGCGGCGAAGATTTAAAAGCTTATGTTGAAGAAACTAGATGGAGAGATTTAGGCTTTGATTTTAATGGAAAAACTGAAGCTTTAATGTTTGATTCTAAAGTTAGAAAAGATAGAAACGCATACATGCATGGGCAATATGCTAAAAAATATGTTGACAATCATAGTGTAGGAATGTACTATATTAAATTAGCTACATGTATTAATGATAAAGATTACTCTGTTCAATTTGAAAATTACGAAAAATACGAGCAATACATAGTTAATAGAGAAGCTCTTGATGTAAACAAATATTTTTGGGCTGTTTTAGAAGCTAAAGTAATTGAAGGAAGTGCTGTTCCTAACGGTTCAAATTGGGCAACCCCAACAACTTCAACAAAAGGATTTCAAAATAATAAATCAGAACAATTAAAGCAACAAGCTTTTATTGAATGGTTAAAAAAATAACAAGCCGCGAAAGCACTTGATATACTTGACGATAGAAGCCGCGAAAGCACTTCTTTAAAATAATTAATAATAATTTAAAAACAAAAAGAAAATGACTCCAGAAGAAATTCAAAAATTGTTGGACACTAAATTTAAAAGTTTAAACGACAAGTTTATTCAAGTTCAACAAGACTTAGCTGATGCTAGGAAAGATGGAGCCTCAGCAGAAGAGCTAGGCAAATTAGTTATTTCAGTTAAAGCTCAAGGCACGGCTCTAGATGACTTTATTGAAATGCAAAAAGAAAAAGTTGTAAACAGTGTTACTAAGCAATTTAATGATTTCTTAATTGAAAACAAAGAACAGCTTTCTAATATTAAAAAGAACAAGCAAGGAACTATAGAATTTATTCCTAAAGCAGTTGGAGCTATTTCAACCGGTAGCGGAGTTGATGCTGAAGACCCAAATCCAAATATTAACACTAAACCTGGTTCTTTTGGTTTAAGAAATGACAACGACTTATTAAATTTAATGAGCGTCACTTCTACGTCAACAAACAGCGCTCCTTACACTGAATGGGTTCCTAAAGACGGAAATTATGCATTTGTTTCTGAAGGCGGAGAAAAGCCACAAATTGATTTTAAATGGGAAAACAGATACCCTTCTCCTAAGAAAATTGCTGCTTATGAAATTTTAACTGAAGAGGCTGTAACTGATGTAACTAGACTTCGTTCTATAGCAGAAAGCTATTTAAGACAAAAACATGATTTGTTTAAAGTTTCAGCTACTTTCTTTGCAGATGGTTCAGGTGAATTTCCTTTAGGAGCTACTGAATATGGTAGACTTTTTGTTGCAGGAGATATGGCTTTAGGTGTTGACAATACTAATTTCATGGACGTAGTTAATGCTTGCGTTACTGATATTTATACGACTCAGAATTTTACTGATGAGATTGAGTATATGGCTAATGTTGCAATGATAAATCCAGTTGATTTTTATTTAGAACTAGTTTCTGCTA